AGGCCTTGGCGACTCCCACGATCTGCAGGATCCTATCACCGTGATACCGTGCATAGGCTCCGTCGCCAACCTTGAATTCAGTCGGCTGCACGGTCGGCTTACCTGGGACGATCCTCCTGGGTTCAATTTTTTTGGGGACTGGCTTGGTAGGTTCCACGTTGGTTGGATGCCTTGGGCGCTGCCATTCTTGCAGATTCGGAGCACCAATGCAATTATTCGTTGCGAGTAGCCCACGATTGGCTGCAAATTGGCTGCTGGCAGGGGTTGACGGCCTGTCGAGGAGGTGCTACCTTCTTTCACGTTGGCTACGCTCAGGGGCTTATGGCAAAGAAAAACATCTACATTAAGGATGATCTTCACAGAAAAATGGCAGCCGAAGCCGAGAGACGTGGTATCACGTTCTCACACGCCTGCTCACTTGCATTTGAAAGCTGGCTAAATACTATGAAGCAGATCAGGGCATCTGTTGAAAAGTATTACTGAATAAAAAAAGACCCCAGCGATAGTCACTGAGGCCTACCCAACCAACTGCGGCATCCTACATGACTGATGAGGCGTCTGGCAAGAAACCGCGCCAGCCACTGTTTTCTGCTGAGCTGACTGAGCATGGTTATACCGTCATACAGAATTCGTTGCTACTCAACTCATCAATCAGCTTCACCGCCAAGGGCATCCTGCTGACTTGCCTGTCTGTCAGAAGCTCTTTTAACAAGGAATGGATTATTGCACATGGCCAAGACTCTCCTGAGTTGATAAGTTCTGCTCTCCGTGAGCTGTTGGCTGCTGGCTACCTGAGAAAGGTGGGTCATCCCGATGCCTGTCTGTATCAGTTCACCGATTCACCACAGCCTGCCGCACCCGAGCAGCAGCCCGCAGCAGCCCCGAGGCGCCCGAGCACCAAGGCTGTGCGACCATCGGAACCCATTGCCCTTGAGCCATGGCTGGAGCCCTGCCGGGAGCTGCTGGAGCGCTGGCTGATGCAGCGGCTCAAGGCCCACCCCAAGCTGCCGTGGGAGATCGCGCCACGAGCCATGAAGGCATTGCAGTATGCAAAGCAGCAGGGGGTTCTTGTGGAGTTCTGTGAACTTGCAGCTGAAAGCACATGGCAGTCACTTGGCTTCAATGGCTACAAGGAATACATTGATAAGCTTGTGAAGGAAAAGCACGGCAGGGCAAGCAAGCCTGCAATGTCCGAAATCAACTACACACTGAAGTGATGCGAAAGTCGCAAAAGGCGCCAGAAAAGACGCTTGAAGATCTGCTGTCTGGCATCCAGACGTGGGATACCGACGAGTTTGAGGTCTGCTTCCTCGCTTCCGTCTGCTTCCTACTTGAAGGGGAATCTAACAAGGCTGACGTTGAGGCGTTGATGAAGGTTGTCACCACTATTGACGACAACTGGTTTACGCAGCCGCACAGGAAGGCCATCTTCTATGTAATTAGGAAGATTTTTACTGGCACGACCAAGACGCAATTTCTGCTTCCAGGCAGTATTGCAATGATGGCTGATCGCCTGTTAAGGGCAAGGGGTCACGACAAGGAGTGTGAACTTGTCGAGAGTGTCACTACTTCACCGTCAGTCTTTTATTCGATTGAGGGCTTTGAGTCTGTTCTGCCTGTGTGGCGCCTGAAGCTCGTTAGGCGTCAGATGATTGCCAACTCTGAAGAGCTGCTCGACATCTTTAACAACTTGCCGGACGTTGATGTCATCCTTGACAAGGTGCCAAAGCTCATTGAGGCTCAGCATGATACCTGGAACAACGTTTCAATAACTGATCAGAAACAGGATGACTGGGACTCCTCTGTTGATGAACTGCTTGCTCCACTTCCGCAGGGAATTGCCATTAGCACTGGCCTTAAGGTTCTTGACGATGTAATCCAAGGTGGCATCGCCTCAAGAGATTCACCCTACTCGGGTAGGCTGATTATTGTCGCTGCTCGACCGGCCATGGGTAAGAGCGCGATTGCCGTATCTCTTGCGACGCATTTAGCTGACTCGCATGGCGATGTTGCTTTTTTCAGTCTTGAGATGTCTAAACGGCAGGTTCAGTACAGGGCGATTTCTTGCTATGACTATCTGAATCTCAGCTTTTCAAACAATCTCACCAATCCGATACGATCTCACAACCTTCAGCTCAGGCAGTACACGACTGAGCAGAGGGAAAGGCTTGAGAGCTATCGCACCTCCGATTTCGTCAAGAGGTTTCACATCTATGACGCTACGACTGAAAGCGTAAGCGGCATTTCAACGAGAGTTGCATTACTCGCAAAAACAAGGCCCAAGCTCTCCGCTGTATTCATTGACTATCTTCAGTTGATCGAAGGCTGCTCCGCTGACCCGAATAGCACAGAGTCTTCAAATATCGGTCACGTTACTAGAGCGTTAAAGCAGCTGGCTCTCAGGGTTGGTGTTGACATATTCCTGCTGTGCCAGGTTAATCGCGGGGTTGAGAGCAGAAATGATAAAATGCCGATGATGGCAGACTTGCGTGCTTCAGGTAGAATCGAAGAAGATGCTGATATTATTATGTTTCTGTTGAGGCCGGTTTACTACGACCCAGGCAAGGATCCCTACGAGCTTGCGATCAGCGTCGCAAAGAATCGCCACGGAGTCTGCGGAACACTGCGTTGCGGGATAGACTTGCAGAGTTCAATCGTATTTGACGAAAAACTGAGGAAGATTGATGGTTGAGATCAGAAAGTATTCCGCCCCTGACTGGTCAGCAATCTTTGCTGAGCGTCCAGACCTTGAGGCCCCTGGCTACCAAGAGGCGATGCAGGCTGTCCGTGACAAGAGGAATCAGGCCGAGATGGAGAGGATCAAGGCCCAGATGCAGGAGATCCTGAAGCAGAAAAACAGCACCAAGAACAAGGCTAGAACTCAGGCCAGGCGCAGATCAGCTGCCGCACATCGCGTGTAGGTGATCTTCGGCGTCAACAATAACGGGAGCTAGGAGCGGAAGACATTGCGGAGCATTCTCAAGAATCGTGCGTCGAATCTTGGCAATATCAGCCAGAACCGCACAGATGGGTTCGGGAATCTTCGCAGTGTTTTCCACGGCTGAAAAGTTGATGGATGCAGGCGTCAGCTGGCTTTCCGGCCGTTTCGCCCTTGGCCAGTCAACGGTAGCGTCATCACCAGTCCGGCTCTATTGCCTCCTCTTCGTCAACAGGTGCCTGTTCCAGCAGTTGCTCCATCGACCGCAGTTCAATGGCCTGGAAGTCGATCGGCGGCATCGGCATTCGACGGATCGTCCGTTTGCTTGTGTCAGCACCGGTCAGGCCGTGGACTTCTTGGTAGCGCTGGTGCCACTTCCGTACCATGGATGGAGCAACAAATCCCTGCAGTAGATTGATGACATTTGCGGCGTCCTCGCCCTTCTCAAACAGCAGATTGGCCGTAGTCCGCAAGATCCGGTTGAGTTGCGTTGATGCGGTGGTGCTCAAGGGTTGCTTGCATGGCTTCTGGCATGATAGAATCCGTGTCAAACACAGCCCCAACTACCCCCGCCAATGAAGCCCGGAATCTTCTCCGACCATCAAAACGACGAGCTGAAGGGTTCGCTGTCAGCACAGGTCGTCAAGCAGCGCGAGCAAAGCGGCAAGAAGCTTTTCTACGTTGAGGGATGGTGGGTCATCCGCGAGATGAACCGCATCTTTGGTTTCGATGGATGGAATCAGGACATCATCGAAATCAAGTGCGTCAACCAAACGGAAAGGAAGATCGGTCGCCAGCAAAAAGATGGCTGGGGTGTCTCCTATATCGCTCGCGTCAAGCTCAATGTTGGCGGTATTTGCCGTGAGGGCGTTGGCGCTGGTCACGGTATTGACGCTGATCTTGGCCTGGCTCACGAATCTGCAATCAAGGAGGCGGCCACTGATGCAATGAAGCGGGCGGCCATGACCTTTGGCAACCCGTTTGGCCTTGCCCTGTACGACAAGGATCAGCGGGCTGTCGAAGATGCGCCTCCCAGTCAGATGCAAGTTTCTGATATTGATCGCATCAATGCTGAATTTACCGCCAAGCTTAATGAGCGGATGGAGGCAGTTGGTATTAACAAAACTGGCGTCGCAGCGCTGAAGGCCATCCTAAGCGTTGGTAAATGGGAGGATGTCAAGGAGAGTATTCGTGAAAAGCTGCTCCAAAACCTGACAGCCGAGTATGCGATCAAGCTGAATGCTGGTCAGAACAGTAAGGGCGAACAGGTGGTCAGGGTTGCAGAAGAGGTGCAGGCACCTTCAATTACGGACCTGAAGTCTGCGGCGAAGGACGCCCTCAATGTCTGATCACGAATTCTATGTAAAAGATGGGCTTGAGTATGCCAGGGTTTCCACCATCCTTGGCAAGACAATGCCCATCTTTCATCCGGGTAGGGCGAAAGGGCTTGCAATTTGGCAGGAGCGAGAGCCAAATTATCAAGAGATTCTTGAAAAGGCTCAGCGCCGTGGGACGATTGTTCACTCT